TGCTGAGCGGCGCTAACAGTAGCCGCAACGGCTGACGCGGTTGTAGACTGCAACGCCTGGGCGTCAAGCCCCGCAGAGGCTTTTGAGATGCCCGTTCGAGCTTCTTTTAACTGATCCATATACTGCAACACTGGGAAAGCCTCCTTACCAACGAAAGGTAGGACAAGCTGTTGTATCGAATTATTTGATCTCTGACGTATGACAGACCCCACCTCAGTTGACATGGCGTCATCTAAATTAACCATACCTTCCGTGATAGCTATTCTTGGGTGAATAGACATAGATAAGCTGTCGAGAGTGTTCCTAAGTATGCTTGACTTAATACGCTGTATGTCTGCAACCGTATCGGCCACGCTCATGCCGTAAAAATCGTGGGCTTCTGGATCTGGGCAAAAAGACGCAAATGGAGCCATATGACAAGGCTCGTTCATTAAAATCTCATTGCCGTCGCCGCCGGTACATATTTTTCTAAGCTCAGCTATCCCGTCTCCGTCGTAATCGACCATTATGTAATTTTCTATATACATAACTTTTTTCATAGCGGGATCGTCGCGCTCGTTCATTTCGTTTTGAAGGTGCGGGTTGCGCGTGTGGCGCTCCACATTAGTCAGCATATCCTCATGGGCTGATGACATCTTTGACACGACGTCGAAGTCGTAACCCATCGCCACAAGCTCAGACACAGTAACTAGCCTACGGTGGGCGCAATAATCAGCCGTCTCAATAGATTTTGCTTCACGAGAAATGATAAACTCTTCTGGCGGTACGGCCTCTAATTTTACGCGTCCGTCTGGGTGCGTGTAGGTAACGCGAACCGCGTGAGACATAGGGGCAGGAATAATCTCTCCAGACATTGGGTCTACATCAGGCTCACCCATAGCCTCAGACGCGACGATCTCTATCTCAGCGTCTGGATCTGCCATAAGAGCAGCTAGGGCGTTATCGTCGAGGCCAGTAAAGTCGATTGTTTCGTAACGCGTCTGGTCGTCCCAATAACATTTCAAAACGCCGACTTTGCGAATTAACGCATCTTTAAAAGCGGCGTGCATTTCGAGGAAACCATTGTTATCTCTGTTAATAATAAAATTGGCGAACTCGGTAGCTTGCTTCGCGTTAGCCACATCTTCTGGCCCGTGTGGCGCATATTCCACGGTATTCTCAGTAGAGTTAAAAATACGCATTAAGGATGGCATAATCGCCTGAACGGTATCCCGCACATCCATACTTACAACTTGGCTGCGCCCGTCCTCCTCATTACCAAATGGCTCGCCCCGATAATACTCGGTTGCCGACGCCCTGATAGGTGAGACAGTGTTGTCGGCGTAATCAATCGCGTCTTCGATCTCCTTACCGACAATGCCCTGAAGCTCCTCTTCGCTCATCACGTTAGGATCTGTTTCTGCTTCTAAGCTATTCGCTAATTCGTTTATTTCGTTTTCCATTCCTAACGATCCTCTTGATTTGGAAGCATCATATTTGCGCCAAGTAGCCCCCCAAATGGAGCTACAAACATTAATTCTTTAAACTTTTGTATCATATCTTTACGGGTTTTACCCTTCATATCGTTTACATATGTTTTTATCTTTTCTCTAGGTATTCCCGCTTTTACCAAAAGATCTACCGCATTTTCCATTCCTTCGGGAACAACGGCTGCATCAAAATCTTTTATTTCTAAAATAGATTTTGGCTTTGCCTCGAAATAGTGAGTAGGCATATCAACAACTTCTTTTCTTAAATCTTCTAATATTTTTAAAGCTTTTTCTTTCATTTTAGGAGTAGCACCTGACCACGAAGTATCAGTCCCTCTTGCAAGATCTGATATATAAGCCTCTGTTTGTCTAAAGGTGTTTATTCCATCATATGGATTTAGCTTTAAGAACTCTTCATGTAAATCTTCTAATCCGTCTTGCACTTTTGAGCTAAATGTCCCCTTAACATCAGCTAACTCATTAGCGTCCTCTATTAATAACCCTCTGCTTTTTTCTATTTCTTTTTTACTTTTAAATGGAGAAGACAATAAAGCCCTAGCCTCTCCTCCGCCAAATCTATCAACGCTTTCAAAACCCGCTTTATAAGATTTTTTCTTTTTCATTCTTTTTAAAGCTTCTTCGGAAGTATAACGCTTTGGGTCTCTTCTAAGACCCGCAGGAGTAAATAATTCCTCTGGGTCTATCATATAATTAACAGACCCATACTCTTCTAAACCTTTTATGTTTTTAAAGGTGTCTCCATCGTATCTATCCATTCCCATCTTTACTTCAACCGAACTGACGTAATCTCTCATACTGTCAAAATCTTTTGGATTGGACAATTTATTTTTTTGGCCGTATTGAGCAACCTTCATCATATAATTCGCATCTTCAAAATCACTGGTGCTATCTAGCCAAGAAGAACCCATGTGACCAAACGTAGGATCTTCTCTTAATTTTTTTCTAGATTCTGTTTCATTAGCAAAACTTTTAAAAGCTCTTGGTTGCCTTCCCGTGTAAGCGTCAGCCTTATAAACTGGAAAACCAGAACTAGGCGAAACTTTAGAAGGATTAAGAAGTAAGCTTATATCTCCAAAATCTTCCATAGGAAATTTTGCATTAGATATTGCTATGGAGGGCATAGGAGTCCCGCCTGATTGACTTGAAAGCTCTAATCCCCTTAAATTTATATTGTGGTGAGCAACCATAGGGCTATCCTCCTTTGTCGGAGGCTTAGGTTTTCTAGCTAAAATCGGATTGCTATAAACCGTTGGCATCTCGCCACGCTGAGATAATCTTTCGACAACTTTACGCCCCGCAGCCCTGAGCGGCTGAGCGGCGACATCTCCGACAAGCGGGATAGCGCCGGCAAGTGCTGCGCCCGCTAGCAAACCGCCGGCTAGGTAATTAGGATCTGCTTTTGATAGCTCGTCGTAAGCTTCCTTAGCTGCCATAGCATCGCCAACAACAGGCGTCATTGATAAGCCTAGCAATCCCAGATCTCTGAAAGTCATGTCCGTATTTACGTTAACAGGCTCCACCCCGTATTGACGTGCAATGTTCGTATTTGGATTTGCCATAACGTAATCAAGAATATTCATTTAGCACTTCCACCTTCTTCTAGCAGCTTTACCTCTTTCGCCCGTCCAACCACGGCTTCGAGCGCAAAAAGATTTCTTTCGAGCTTTCTCTTTTTTAGTCTTAGGGCTTGGCGCAGGAGCCTTGAGATTTGACCCAGTTGCCCGATTGTACTTAGCCCGCCCCTTAGCGGTTAAACCGCCTCCACGTTTGACCGAAAGCTTTTCACCTCGACCAACGGATAGGCTTGGACCCTTTTTGCGTTTCTTAGTCGGCATTTTTAGTCTTCACCGCTTAAAATGTACTCTGGAAATTCTAAAGTCCCCCCTCTAAGTAAATAGTCCCTATACATTTGATCAGAAAAAGTACTAAGCTGATCCTCTGGAATTGTCTGCATCATTGTATTGAAAAAATCCAACCCCTGATCTGGCCCTAAAACGTCAGGAGATCTTCTTTGAATTTCTGCATTTTGAAACATTGTTAAAGGAAAATCAAAAAGATCTGCGCTTTGAGGAACGCTCATCATTGGGCGCGTCCTTGGCCTAAGCGACGTACTCATGGAGGAGCCTGAGCCGCTCGAAGCGCTTGGCGCCGCAGCCCTACGCGCTGCCATTTGTCTGTCGTATATTTCCGCACGCTCATCGCCAAACTGGCTTCTAAGCGTCTCTCTGGTTCTGTCGTAAAAGTCCTGATCTGGATCTAGCAAACCTAAACCCATTCCCGCATCTCTAATAGCACCCTTAGCTACGCGGCCAACGCCCTTAGCAACGTTACCCATCATTTTGGCTCGTCCACCAAGCAAGCCGCCAATCATTCCGCCAATGTCTGAACCCATGCCGCCTAGTAAACCTTTGCCGGCGTTGGTTACAGCGTTTCCACCGCTTTGCAGGGATCTCTTACGCATTGCCGTATGTTGAGCGCTTGGATCTGGACGCCCTATTATCTTGTAATGCTGCTCCATTCGAGCAATATTTTTCATCGCCTGATCTCTTTGCTGTTGTGTCATAGCCATTATTTACTTGACCTCTTCTTTGGCTTCCAACTTATACGCTTCGGCCCTGTTTTACGTTTTGCAGCTTTCTTGGCTGCGGCTGACTTCGCCTGACTTGCGGGGCGACAGGCGGGGTATGGTCTTCCCTTATCCTTTTTAGACTTGGTACGTCCACACTTCTTACCGGTTTTAACGTCTCGCCAATCTTGCTTGAACCACTTAGTTAATCCGCCAGATGACTTAGGCATAGGTTCCGCCACGCTTTTTGTATGTTCTTACAAGCCAAGCATTGGCATATGCAGATGGATACGTCTTAAATTTTTTCTTAGCTTCAGACTTTACGCGAGAATAAAGCTTGGAATTTTTAGGCGTAGGGCTAGACGTCTTTTTTCTGGCGTTCTTAACAGCCACTACTTTTTACCTTTTTTCTTGTAGGTAACTTTCTTACCGCTTTTCTTTGCAGCCTTTTTGGCCGCCTTCATTCCTTTAGTGTTGTACGCATACTTTTTACCGCCGACCATAGGCATGAGAAACCTCCAAAACTAGTTTGCCCCATAATACAGCATTTTAAGGTAAAATAAACCCCACACGCAAGGGAGGTCGCGTGCGGGGGAGTTATCGACTACTCTAGCGGCGAAAGGAGAGAAAGCCGCTATTTACATTTTGACACTAATACAGTTTTTTTTCAATTTATTAGTTTTTTATGTTATACTCAGCCGACGCAAATAATAATAGCCGAAGCGACGCGACTTGCCTTACAAAGATAAGGAAAAACAAAAAGAATATAGTCGCTCTTACGGTATGAGATGGTATCGTAAGAACAGAGAACTTACGCTTAAAAGGTCACGCGAAAATCGACGGCGAAATCGTGAAAAGTGGACTGAGTACAAATCAAGCCTATCATGTCAGAAATGCGGGCTATCGCATCCGGCGGTGATAGACTTCCACCACCCAGAAAATCGCGGGGAAACCAAGGTGAGCGAGTATATACGCAACCACCAGTGGTCAAAAGCATACGCCGAATCAAAAAGGTGCGAAGTGCTTTGCGCGAACTGTCACCGCATACATCATTACAATAAGAATTATAAGTAGTTGATTTTATTATCTTTTTAATTGCTTGACGTTAACATTATGTTAGAGTATTGTTAATGTATAGAAAGTGAAATGGAGAAGAAAATGACATACTACGGATACGAAATTTACGATGAGCGCGAAGTAGACAAAGGCTTTGAGGTCGCAATGTTTGGTTGGGTGTATGAATTTGAAACCGTAGAAAAAGCAAAAGTTTTCATAAAAGAAAACAAGTAATCAACAGGGGGCTACGGCCCCAGAAAGGGAATAAAATGCAGACAGGGATAAACAGAGATGGCACATTGAAGCCACAAACCACTTGCACCAGATACAGAGGGTCTAATGACGCTGAGTATCAAATTTATCTTGCCTGTGCAAATGATGGCAACGGTGGTGATATTACTCGTAATGGCGCGCCATTAAAAACTTATGATGAGTGGCTAAGCTCATAATTATTTAATCAACAGGGGGGCTTAGTCCCCCCAGAAAGGAGCCACAATGGCTTATACACCTCGCACTAAAAACCCAATTACTTTTGGCATTTCTCTAACTGGCCAGAAATATTACACTGGCACAGAGGTCGAACATTTTTGGGAATGCGCCGATAATATCGAGCCGCGTCAGCTCATGAACGACTATCGTGATTTTCTGAAAGCTTGGTTGCATAGCAAAATCAAGAAAAGCACGTTGGTTGACATCGAAGTGCTTAAACTATTCGCGGGTGATTTAGACAATCGCGCTGACATCGACTACCGCGAAGGTCACTGGGACGACGACCCAGACATCGTGGCGGGCGGTAAATACTTCGCCAAAAAACAAGCTGAGCTTTATGCTCATATAAAAAAGGAGGGAGCTTAGGCTCCTTTTCCGCTTGACGTTAACAATCTGTTAACGTATTCTAGATATATAACGAATCAATGGAGAAGTAAAAATGACAAACGAATGGCAATCACTCAGAGTAGACAGACTGCTTCAGCATATTCAGCTTGAGGCTAAAGGGCTTGAGATTTTAGAAAAACGCTCAAGAAGCAGAGATCTGACAGATGAAGAGCTTGAAGAGTTTGAAGAGCGCCAGAGAGTTTTGAGTAAAGCTTCTGACGCATTGAGAATTAAATTTTCTTAATAGGAGAAGTTAAAATGGAAGATCTATCAAAAAAATTCAAGGAAGGTCAAAAGTGTATAGTTCACCTTCCGTGGGTCGACTCAGATTGTTGGGTCACCGGTACTGTTATCGGCACTACAGCTAAGCGCGTAAAGGTCGATAACGATGTTCGAGGCGTAGGATACTACGTTCCTCAAAATGTAAAACTCGAAGAGGAGGAGTAAATGGGAAAAGAAACAACGGAGGAGCGTCAAGCTCCTCTACAAAAAATTAGCCTAAAAAGGTATTTCGAACAAAAGGAGAAGGAGAGAGAAGAAGCCTAAACAATACCTCGAATCTCGCGCCGCAAGGGCTTACTCCAAGCGCTTGTGGCGCTTGATCCATACGCCATTGTCGTGTGAACGTTAGCTAAGCACAAAGCGACAGCGTCA